GCTGTTGTTGAACCTGCTGATACAGTGGTTGTCATTGAAATTGAATCAGTATCGTTATCGTCTGTATCTACTTGTCTTGCTCCACCATGACAAGGAGTTCTAGTGCTTCCTGCTGAACCTAAATTAACATCAGCAGCATTTGTTATATCATAAAATTTAAAATAAGATATTTGAGAAGTATTACCACCACCAAACATAAATGATACTGTAAGGACTAAAGTGCTAGATGCACTTTTAGGAGTAATTGCTAATCTTAATGCACTAGATGTTTCTCCCCAAGCTGTATTGGTTGTTGTTACCATCCCTGGGTCTGGAGAAACCATCACCATTTGTAATATACTTCCAGTTGTGTTTAATGCAACTGTCCCTGTTTCAGCAGGTAATGTAAGTGTATTAGTTCCTGCTACTGCTGGTGCTGCAACTGTAATAGCTCCAGAAGTATCGCCTGTTAATACTATGTTAGACATTATTCATCTCCCTTTGGGTATTTAGCTTTTACTGCTAAACAATCATCTATATATTTTTGTACTTGTACATTATCACCTTTTACAATACCATCTAGGTAATCTGCATGAGGAGGATATTCTGCTTCTCTTTGTTGCTTGTATGCGTTAGGGTCTACCCAAGCATCTACTAAAGCCATGTCTATTTCTACATTATTTCCATCTTTGTCTGTAGCTCCTGCTTTATCATCAATGGTAACAACATTAGGGTATAACGCTCTGATTGCATCATGATTCATTATGCTCCTACCTCCATAACTGTTATTGTACCGCTAGACCTTACATCATAAGCGTAATTAGCAGTAAGCCCTGACCTATTTATATAAATTACATAAGAAGCAGAATGAGGAACACCACACTGTACCTTATAGGTTACTGCACTTGTTGTGTTAGGTGAATCAAGAAGTTGCACTACAGCAGCTTGTCCTCTCCAACTTGTTTCATAAATTTTTTGATTTGCTCTTGTCCTGTTTCCTTCTGCATCACCTATTAAAACATCAGTAGTAGTTCCTCCTAGTGTTCTTACTGCTTTTATAGCTGCGTGTCCACTTGATATTCCTGCTTGTAATCCATAAAACACTAGTACCTTACTTGATGCTGATGATGGTGTTATTGTAACTGTCATGTCAGGAATGTCTACAAATGTTTGAGAGCTAGTTGAAAATGTATCAGTTTTGGTTGCTTGTAATACTTGCAGTATTTTACCATTAGAAATCGCATCACCTGTTAAAGTCTTACCACTAGCCATTGCTAAACCAGTAGAACTTACTGTAGCAATATCTGCACCAGCACTTTGTAGTTTTATTTCACCACTTGTATCAGAGGTTAGTTTTAGTCCTGCACTTGTATCTGCATTAATTATTGTACTCATATTATAATATCACCCATTTTTGTCCAGAAGGAATAGTAACTGTCTTTGTGGCTGCTATAGTTATAGGTCCTACTGACATCCCATTTGTTCCTGAAGTTAAAGTATAGTTATCTGTTATATCATCTGTGTTTTCATAAATAACACCCCCTGCTGATGCTCCAGCTCCTGCCCATGTTAATACACCAGATCCATTTGTTTGCAGAAATTGACTAGCATCACCATCATTGTCAGGAAATGTTAATGTGTAACTAGCTCCTGCTGAATGAGGTGGAGATTTAAGTTTAATGCCATGAGAGTTTTCAGCACAGTTTAATTGTATATATCCATCTGTAACCCCAGATGTTCCTTTAGCTTCTAAACTAGGAACAGATCCTGTAGATATTAAATTAAGTTTATCTGTTGTAACAGCATCATTAACAATATTTGCTGTAGCAACTACATTAGCATCATTAATTACAGTGCCATTTAAAGTAACAGATTTTTCAGCAGGATAAGTACAAAATACATCACTTGTACCTGATAATGTAATTTTAGAACCACTACTACTAGATTCTAATACAGTATCTCTAGATAAAGTTGTGCCTGAAGCTGTATAAGTTCCTAAACCTACCTCGTAATTATTGCCATTTGTAATAGCATAATAAGTAGTGTTTGCGTTACCAATTACAGAAAAGGCTTGAAATCCAGTTTCTGCTCCAGCAAGTGTAACTGTACCAGTACCTGTTGTCGTAGTCGTTTCTTTGACTCTATCCTTTAAGACAAGTGCCATAATCTATCCTCTATGCTAATGTTACTGATAAGTTTCCAGCAGCAATTTTAAAAATATCACCAGAATCAATAGTTTTTGGTGCATCTAAAGCTGTATGATAAATCATATTACCGCTAGAAGCTGCATCCCATAAACCAATCCATCCTATTGTTCCCCATGTTGCTGTAGCTGTAGGAAAGGTTGCAACTGCATCTGATACTACAGAACCACCTGTTCCAGAAGCTGTTGCAAAAGAAGAAGCTACTCTAGCGTATGAACCACCAGAAACTTCTGTGCCAGTTCCAGCATCTGTTGGATCTGCTGTGTGTAAAGAAATATATGGATTGTTTACTGCTGTAAAAGCAGTTCCATTTAGTGTTAAGTTTAGAAGTGCAACTTCTAAATAGTTCGACATATCTGCCATAATAATTACCTCGTAGTTGTTGTTATTGACATTGGATGAGCAGGAAATTCCCCCTCATCATCTGATTTACTTAAAGATTGAACCCCTCTGTCATACATTGCTGACCAAGTTGCTAATCTTTCGTCATTCATCAAGAATGGCTCTGCTTCACCAAGTGCTGCATAAAGCAGTAAATCAGGTGTATTTGCTAACCAAAGGTTTGATGAAACTGTTGAGCTCATATGTGGTGGTTTTACATAATAGAGCATTTGTAATGTATCTGTTTCAGCACCAATCGGAGAAAATCTAAACTCGCTTCCTAATGCAGTATAAAAAGAAGGCAACCCTGATGTTGATGCTCTTGTGTTTCTAAAAAAATTACTAGGAGATTGGAATGTAACAGTTTGTATAGGATTGCTAGAAGAAATGTGTATATCTTTCATAGCTAAAAAATCTGCTGGTATTTCTACTGTACCATTAGTAGAGTCAATAGTAGTAGTTGCTATTTGTAACATTTGCCTTATACGCAAATCTCTACTTAATCTATTTTCTGCTAATCTAATAAATTCTGGGATAGATGCAGTTAAATCACTACGAGCTAAATAATCAGCTATAGTTGCTTGTAGCGTTGTGTAGTCTGTAAAAAATGCCATTTAGATTCTGCCCTGTTTTGTTCTAAAAAATCTATTGTCTGGGTCGTTTAACCATTTAAAAAAAGCCTTTTGATCTAATACATGAAATCCTCGCATAATGCCTTGTTGATTTAATTTATCTACAACAGTCATTGGAATAGATGCTATCTTGTTATCAAATACATCATCACCCCATTTTTTAGAGTTGTTGTTGTATTCTTTTTTGTTTCTTTCAACAATGTCACTTACATCTTGTACAACCTCTAAAACCTTTCCATCAGTTGTCTCATGTTCTTTATAATTTCTGTATTCTACTTTTTTTAAGTGGTCGTTATATTTTCCCATATCAATCCTTTAATAATACTGCCCACCGAAGTGGGCAACATTAATTTTTATTACGCTACTAATAAGTCAGCAACAATACCATGTGCTTTCTCGTTAGATACTTGCAGAGTGTACTCTGTAAGCATTTGATGTTTCTCACTGTCACCAGATTTAGCCAATAGATTTGACTCAAATGGTCGTAGTGTAGCAATAGATGCCATAGTTGGGTCAAGCACTAGAGCTTGTTCACCACCGCCAGTTCCGCCATCAGGAGTCATAAATCTGTCAGGTACAACAGATAAAGTACCAAAGTCTGACATATAAACATCAGCAGCACCTATAATAGTAGTCTGCTTGTCTGCTGGAGCTTGGAAACGCTGTGCTGCAATACCTGCAAATGCTGATACTGCTTGTTTTTGTGTTGGAGGTACAACTATTAAAGTTGGGTTACCACCACTTTCAAACACTTTTTTAACACACTCTTTTAGTTTATCTTCACCAAAAGCAAGATAGTTACCAGAACCTGCTGAAGTACGAGTAGCTGTTCCGTTACCACCTACTGGACCTGCTGGAGAACCTGCTGTTGCTTCTGTAACATAGTTAGTTAATAACCATGTTTGAACAGAACCAAGTAATCTAGCTGCTGAAGCAGTACCTGCTGATTGAGCTACATTACCAAGAATAGTATTTTCCATGTCTCGTTTTAGTTCTTGTCCTGCTTTAGCTAATTGGTAAGCTGTTTCTGTCTTACGACCAGCTTTATCAACTGCATCAAGAGTACCTGATACATGAACTGTTTTACCTTGAATTTGTGTTCTGTTACCTACACGAACTGTAGGAGTATCAGAAGCACCTGCAGCATCAGCACCTTCTAAAAGACCTGTTTTCACAGCTGCTGCTAGAGTGTCAGTTTGCCATTCGTGGTATGTTGCTGTTGCTTTAGTTTTACCAATAGATGAAACTACTGGTGTTTCGGTTGGTGCAATGCTGTAGATTGTGTTGCTTAAATCTTCACGCTGACCAATCGCTGTATAAGTTCTAAATTCTGCCATTGTTTTTCCTTAAATAAAGTTTTCAAATATAGCTGCTGCATCTCTGGCTGAACCAGTTTGCTGTAGCTTTTTAAGTTGTTTCTTTTGTATGTCGGTTACATTCTGCTTTACTTTAGCTCCAGACTTTACAGTCTTTGGTGCTTTAGCGACTTTTTTCTTAACACCAGCTTTAC